GCTGATAATGCTGCTTATGGTGCAGATCAAGAAATAGGTGAACCTATCTAAAATATCCCTTGTATATCCCATGCATAAATTAGCCCCTTAATCGGGGCTTTTTTATTGTAGATCCTTTCTGTAAAATCTTCCTTGAATATTGTCGTTGTATGAATCTATGGCAAGTACATTCAAATGCATTTGCCAATAAACCTCGTAGTAGCTAAGCTGTTTCTTACTTTTGCATAGTGTTAAGATCTCTCTAGTAAAACACTCTTCACCCATATCTTTCAAGTCTTGCTTGATTTGTTTGTTACTTCCCCAATAATCTTGCCAATCTGATTCTTTTGTTATCTTACGCTTCTTTGGGACGCGCCCAGGTTTGTCCCATTCCGCGATCTCCTTCTTGGTCAATATCTTGCTCACATTATTGTATAAGACCTTTCTACCAACATAGAAACGACCATCACAAATGTTAGTGATCTTGTATACGAACCCAAAAGTGTCTGGTGGGAAGTCTTCTAGAGTCTTAAACTCTTGATTTTGATATAACCACTTTTTGTAACTCATTCAATAATAAATATGGTAGGATTAAGAATCCCAACGGACAATAAAAGTCATGTCTGTATTAGGTGGCATTCTGTATGGTCTGGATAGTTTTCCTACAACTAGCAGTTCATTTACGTCGTTATATAAACCTACTGTTGTTGAATATGGATCAAAGTCTGAGCCTGTAATTGCATTTATGTAGTCACCATTAGAACCTGATTGTATTGCACTCGGGTTCAATGTGTAGTTAAAATCGTTTTCATTAACTAAACACCTTACTTCGTTTTGGTATATTGTTAGCTGTGCAGTTAAACCTAAATAAGTGTTATATGCACCATCAAACATTGATGAGCCAAACTCTGGTGCTTGAGAAGTTATAACTGCCATTCCTTGAGCATAAAATAAATTTCCTACTCTTTGGTTTATAACTGTGCCAGTATTAACTTCTATTAAATTACCATTACCATCATCTATGATTTCCCAATCTCTTACCGTCATACCATCAACAGTGGAACCAGACATAGAAAAACTATTTCTAGCTATTTGTTGACCATAAATAGATCTAGGTATACTTACAATCCAAATTAAAGCGTTTGATGCTGTTGGAAAATATCTATGATCGTCATCAAATGTTCCTGATGCTGCGGTTGATTGAAGCCAATTATCTGCATAAGATGCTGAAGCAGGATTTGATCCAGATAAATAGTTGGAATAATAAAGTTGTTGTGCTGATCTATAGTTTAAAAAAGAAGCAGTATCTGCTGCAGATATTTGATAAAATGATGATGTATTGTTTAATCCTTTATTTGCAGTAATACCAACACTAGACCATAATGGAGCTGGGCTCACTGTATTATAACTAGCAAAATATTTTACTTGTATAGGTACAGAAGTTACATCTGAAGTTTTCAGTGTATTTGATGACCTGCTCATTAGTTATTTATTACCAATCTAATTTAACTCTTATTAAGGCTTCTTTAGTAAAGTCTTTTGTAAGAGCTTTAGACATTTTAGCTACAGCTAACAACTCATTATTATCATTGTATAGACCTACAGTAGTTGGAAAAGTCTGTGGGCTATTGATAAAGTTAGAGTAAATTAATGTACCTGAACCTGTGATAAATGATGGATTAGTAGTATAGTTGTAGTCTTGGTTTTTAACTCTTACAAATATATAATCAGAAGAAATTGTTTCTTGTGAATTTAGTTCAAAATATGATCCTTTACTAAAAGCACTAAAAATATTACTCATATTTGAAGATGCAGCTGCTGCTGTTGCTGCACTAGACAGACTCAACCCAATACCTCCTCCCGAACCAGCAATAGAAAGCGCTAGAGGGTTTAAAACAAATAACCCTAGATCTGGTAAAAATAGACCATAACTACCTGAAGGTGTAAATCCTTTTTGAGACGCACCTGCTACTGAAGGAGTATTTGCTGTTGTTCCGTTAGATCCAGATACAATATAGTAAACTCGACCACCATCTACGTAAGTTACAGTAGTAACATCATTAGAGTTGTCGGTTAGTTTAATTAATCCTGCTGATCCTGATAGATATAGATTCCATGTTCCTGGAAATAAACTTTCTTTGTATCTATTTCTATCAACTGGGATAGCAATTAGATCAATTGATGAAGTATTACCAGTTCCAAAGTTAACTGGGCTTTCAGCATCCCCGTAAATCAAATTTCTATATTGACCAAAAGTAATTCTTGTTGGTGTATTTTGAACAACTAGTGTGTTTATAGGAGCTGATCCTGATCCTTCTTCATGTCCATAAGCAATTGAAAATTGAATAGAAGAAGTAGTAGAAGTTACAGGCGCATTATAAACGTCAATGTAATAACTTCCTGTTGTAGAAGCAGATGCGGTATAAAAAGAAGACAACACAGTTATATTGTTACTCCATGCCGGAGCTGTAACTGAGTCTGACGATACTACAAAATCTGTTGGGTCTAATCTAGTAAATGACATATATTAATTAGTTTACTTTTGTGATTGTTACAGGAATAGAGATGCGGGCACCAGAATCACGGCCAGTTACTACTAATGTAGTATACAACGCTGTGTTATTACCGAACAGTGTGTTAACTGTTGTAGCAGTCAAATTAATTGTAGTACCGATAACAGTTTTACTTACATTTGTACCGATAGTTGTGGTTGAGTTCAAGCTAGTTGCTTCTGGAGTATTGATACCAACACCGTTGAAAGAAGCCATAGTTCTAACATCACCAATTGTTGCCGTATAACCAGACTGTTCAAATGTAGATGTAGCTCCAAGATAGTTGAGTGTCTGTGGAGTAATAGCAAGAGAAGCACCTTGTTTTAAAGTGATAGAAGTGTATCCTAGGTCTAGTACTGGGATCTTAGCTGTTCCTCTTGGAAGAGTGATCAACTTATATCTCATGATCTCTGTATCATTAGGATATGCCTGAAGAATTGGCATAGCTTCAATAGCTTCACCATAGAAAGCAGATCCAGACGGATGATTAGGATTGTACAAAGTGTAGTCGATCTCATCATCGGCTAAACTGAATTGGGTGATCTGGAAACTACCGTCGTTACGAGCCAATAGCTCACGACCTTTCTTTGTTAGGATAGCGTCCACTACTACAGATGTACTACTTAAATATGACATAAAAAAGGGCTTTTAAATAAATATATTCGGTTTGGTTTTTTATTGTATCAAGTTTTGCTGTTTAAGTGCCTTGATCACATTTCCTGAGTTGTCTCTAACAACCGGATCAAGATATTGAGGGTAGAGTAGACCATTTTCTACTATACTTTGATCTTTAGGGTTGTACCTTAACATGACATTTGTTTCATCTGGCACGTGTTTCCATACTATGTATCTACAGGTTTTAAATTCCGCTCCTGTTATAGATTCGGTAACGACATTTGACCCAGATTGTAATAGAGCCAAATTTACTGGGGTATCTAATTGTACAAGTAGAACTGATCCGGTTTTGTCATTCACACTTCCACTTTGTCTTACGTTTTTAACCACATATTCAGAAAATTCACTCCAACCAAGAGATGATGTATTATATAGGGATATTCTATCACCTATTTGAAGAGTGAAAGGTAGAATAACAGGAGGAAGCGAAGATCCAGACCAATACGGATCAGAGATAGATTGAAAAGTGATTGGTCCAACAGAACTGTTATAATAGTAAGACATTGTACAATTGAATATCAACTCATTAGATTGAGAAAGAAAGTATAAACAAGATTGTGAGCTAGATATTTCTGTGTTATAGTAAGTAAATGTGTTAGAGCCAGCAGTACCTCCACCACCGCCTCCTGTGCCGCCAGCCGTAATACTATTTATTGTTATACCACAGTTAGGATAAAAAGTAGTACCACAAAGCCCAGATAAATATGGCCAGTGAGATCCTGCGTATCCACTTCCTCCAGATCCATTTCCTGTATTTGACCAAGTAGTTAATGGACCACTATATCCTGTAACTCCATTTTCTTGTGAAGATAACACTACTATATCTAAATTTTGTGCAGTCCCTGTACAATTACCTAATGCGACATCAAAATTTGAGGATATGTTTATGAATATCTTAGGGTGTGTACCAGGAGGACCAATATAAGAAGCAGATATGTAAAATTGATAATCACTAGTTCCGCTACACGCACCAGTTCCAGGTTCTATTTCTGTTTCTTCTACCCACCAAGATAATTGCCAGTTATTAGGATTCAAATATCCAGATGAAGCAGAAGCTCCAGATCCTTGTGTAATTTGAGTTCTTTCAGGTGTGTTTAATGTAAATATTTGGTTTGCACTAGATCCACTTAAATTGTGTAAGATAGGAAGATATCTCCAACCACCTTCATATATTTCAAGTTCTGGATTATTAGCCAGTTGTTGAGTATATGGGTTATTCTCATCATAATCAAATAAAGATATATTAGTGGTTTCTTGAGACTTAAATACATTTTGTACCGTAAATATATTTTTATTTGCTTTAGTTAAGTCAAGTACATTTTGATTATTATCAATAATGTATTTAATCTGGGCGTTAGATCTATTTGGTAAAAATAATGATGCAGAATAAATGTCTACAAGATATGCGTACTGATATTTTATTTTATCAATAGCAGCAGTATCACCATAAGATATATTAGATGGACTCTCTACATTGTATTGTGAACTTATTGTTTTTGAACCCTCATATCTAGGAATCGTAGATCTATTTAAGTTATAGTTGTAGTCTTGAACTTGAGCAAATGGATTATTAGGATTAGTATAAGTATCGTAATTATTAGTTTGCGCTTGATTAATAGATTGTGTAACTATACCATAGTTCACAGGTATTAATTGATTATCACTATAATCTAAATCTAATAATTGTACTGATCTTACAGATCCTGTAACATTTTGATATAAAGCACCAAGATCTACTTCTATGAAACCTGATCCAGTTCCTGGTAAATTAGAAGGCTCTTTTTGGTTTAATGCTTGACCATTAGTAACCGTTATTTTAGATCCGCTCAACTCACCATTATATAATTCTATATTTTGCGAACTAGTATAAGAAGCCAATCCTAAAGGAGTTAATAATGTACCAGACCAATTTGTAGAACCAGTTATAGCTCCTCCATCACTACCAGATATAGAAACCATATCAATTGATTGAGAATAATCATTGAATGTTACAGTAGGTTCATTGCGAGGATATTTATTTCTCTCGTATAAGTGAGACTTTACAATAATACCAGTAGATGTATTTGATCTTGCTGGTACAAAATCTTTAATTAGTTTAAACAATGAGTTATTATAGAACTTCAACAGGCGAACATATTCCCAAACACTATTAGGTTGTGTGTAACTTGCAAAGTAAGCATTACTAGCACTGACCAATGGTTGGTAAGATGCAGAGTATTGATATCCAGGAGCTCCGATCAATTGATTAATATCAAAGTAACCTTGTGATGCAGTAATGTTTGCATTAATAACATCTGATGGAGAAAAACCTACTTCAATATTTGTACTGTTTATTCTATCATTATTTGTATAGTATTGTAGTGTTGTATAAGGTGATAAAAGTGATGATGATAGTTCTAAACTACCTGTTACAATACCACCTGAACCAGTTGCAATTAATACCTTATAGTCTGATGTATTTATGTCTATAACGCCATCAACTGATCCAATAGGATTTCCTCCAAACTCTCTTACTGTTAAAATAGATTCAGGAATACCAAATGTAGCGATCAATGCTTTAACACCTCTTTCTGTACCTTTTGTTTTTAGTAGGTAAGGTAAGTTGTGGTAAAGCCTCTTGTACAACTCGTCTTGTATAGTGGCTGCAGCTAGAGTTGTTAAACTTGAAGTAACATAGTTGGTAATTATCTCTGATCCTGTTGGAGGAAGTAGTGATCCATCTTGGTTGATTCCAAACAACGTATAGTAAAGGTTATCTGATACGTTAGTGTTTGTATATAACTGCATGCCAAAGCCGCGTAATGCGTCAGAAACGAGGTCTAATGATATACCAGTATTTGGATTATTTGTAGCGTTATACCTGTTAGAAACATCTTTATAGTACAACCAAATATTATCAAAGTGTTGGCCGATCATATCAATAAAAGTGATATATGGCTCATTATTTGAATCGTCTAAAAGATATTGTGGTATATAATTTCTTAAAGTGTCTTTATTAGTGGAATCGTAATATGATGCACTAAATAGTAGAGATTGGGTTGTTGGTGTAGGAAGAGTTGTTGTACTACCTAAAAAATTACTAGCTTGAGAAGAGCTAACCGAGTATAAAGCATAAGGTTGAGTGCTATTGCTCTTAGGCCATGCCCAACTAGATGAGTTAAAGTATAGAAAATATTCGTATAGATCAAAGTTCTTTATGATATTATCTATTCTATTCTGTAAAGCATCTATACTTGATGATGCAATCAAAGCAGAACCAGGACCACCAACTATTGCTTGCTGCGCAGTTAAATCAGCACTTGCAGACTCAATTAGTTGTAATTTATAAACAAAATTGTTTACTCTTTCTGTAGCATTAGAAAAATGTATAAAGTTAGAAAAGCTAGAATAGTCTACATTAATATCAACTGATCTATCTTGATAATAACTTAATAACTTTTGAAATGATGATGTAACTGGGCTTGTTAATAGATTGTTGTAGTTATAATAAGGTGTAGTTTGTCCATTCTTACTATTGATTAGTACATTGTAATTAGGACCTCTTAAACCGTTAATATCTTGTTGAGGATCTACTTGAACTTGAATGTCAACATTAAAGCTAACTGACTCAGCTACTTTATCTACAATCCAAAGTTGTGTCTTAATATCAAACTCTGTAGGTAGAGGTTCGTAAAGCTTAATCAGTAGATATGCCCCTTCTTCGTCTTCTGTATAAGCAACATTATTTGCTGTAATAACTTGGTTGTTACCAAAGTTAAGATAAAAGATAGGGTAATAGTTCTTTGTAGCAATATAACCTTGATACTGAGTAAAACCATCTCTGATAGAAATGTCTGATAATACTTGAGATGTTAATTTTAACTCTGTTCTTGTTTGTGATATTTCTTTAATCCAATAGAATGATCCAAACTGTGAATTAAACAACTTCTTATAGAAGTTATATTGTACAGTAAGGTTTCCTCTATTAAATCCTCTGTTCTTTAAATCTCTTTCTGGATCTAGAGTTAATGCAGAGTATGTATCGTTCTTTGGGTTATTTAGTAAGAAAGGGTAATAATCAAATGCATCATAGTCAACATCTAAAAGTTGATTAGACTGGTCATAAATGTACAATTCTAAATAGTCACCATCAGCACCAAAACTAGAGTTAATGAAATTAGCTGTAACTAACTGCCTATCTTGAGGAGTTAATTCCACAGGTTGTACGCCTTCTCCAGAATATATTATGTTAACTAATTCCATTATATAAGACTATTAATATCTGTAAATGACTGGTTTAGATCTAGAAGTTGTTGACGAAGTGAATTAATCTCTTCAATCAATGCTTGTTTTTCTGCATCAATAACTGAACCACCTATATACTGCTGACTTTGTTCAACAAGATATGTGTGAGAGTTAATAGATCCAGACACTGGTATTTCAAAAAATAGTTGTTGATAATAGTCAAAGAATTGATCAACTGTTATAGTAGGTTCGGTATCTACAACAGTAGGAGTCAATAGTTCATTAAACTGTGTACTAACAGCTTTAGTGTACGTATTGATCCCGTATATTTCTTTAACTAGATCTATGTTTGCCATTATCTAACTACTTTAAAGATAAGATTGTTGTCTACTTCCCAAGATTCTCCATCAGCTAGATCTGTTCTGATAAGAACCTTGTAATATCTTTCTGGTTCTAGACCATTCATATACATGTTAAAATAACTACTTGTTGCATCACAACTAATCTTTGTATACGAAGTGTCAAAATTAACTACCATATCTTCTGTCTTTACATCTTGGAGTGCCCAATATGAAGTTTGAGGAAGAGCTTTATTAGTAGTGTATAAAGATGAGGTAGTGAATACTCTTGTCGGGTATTTATCTCTTGCATTAATTCGGAACTTAAACTTGTCTGTTCCGTATTTATATACATTTGTATTGTTACCAAGAGTTACAACTGTATTAGTACTACTAATTACAGATAAGCTTCCAGTAGAGAATGAACTATCATCCCACTTCATTTCAATAGTAGGAGGATAAATAGTATGGGTATCAACTGAGAAGAAGCTTAAAGCAATATAACTACCTGAATTGTTTTCTATACCTTGAGGATGTTTGATAATAAAACCATTATTAGAAGAGCCTGAAAACCACGAGTTAACTATTGATGTAACATTAACGTCTATGTCTTTATTGTCTTTATATCCAAAAGATTGACTAACAAATGATCCAGTCCAAGATCCTCCTCCAGGTGTTAAATAATATTGAGCACCTGCCCAATTTGTTGTTGTGCTAGTAAAAGAAGCGGTGTCATACCAACAAACACCGTTTCTAGTCTGAGGATTATCGGCTAGTTTTCCTGTGCCCATTGCCCAAGACTGAGAAACTTGTCCAACTAGTAGTGTGTATTCTGTAGTTAGATTTTCTGCATTTGCTAAGAATAATCTTAAATTAGTCTGCCAAGATCCTGTTCTAAATGTTTTTATTTTATCTAAATCTTCACTACTAAATAGCACTAATGATCTTCTTAGATCGTCTTGTAAAAGTGGTTCAGATGGAACTGGGTCTACAAAAAAGTTTAAAGGTTGATCACTATTTTTTACACTAACCTCTAATATCTCATCTAAACCTGTATTTCTAGCAGGTTGGTTAGAGTAGAGTGAAGCATCAGCAGAAGCAAATATTTTATATACAGCCATTTCTTTATTTTTACATTGTTACAACGCGACCTTGAATATCTTGATTCAAATATTTAACTTCAAAAATAGATGGGTCAAGTGAAGGGTATATCACACCATTCAAAGTACCAGCTTGAATATCATAAGCATACTTAGAATACCCATTAGCTATACCAGTCTTATTCACAATTTGTACAGTCTTTACAGTTTGTACGCCTTCAACTTGATCTAGTATTGTATAAACGTCTCCTAATATGATTGGCTCATTAATCTGCCAATTGTCTATATTAAAGAAGTCTTGTAGAGCTAAAATACATCTAGCAACAACGTCTTGGCTAGTATAGTTTGGTCTAATGATGATATCAAAATTGCATCCTATATTGATAATATAGCCTGGTTTAATATTCACAGCATCAGTTAACATTCTATAATCCTTCAAATACTCTTGAATATTTTGTAACATTGCTGGTGAAGGGACATCTAACTGTCCATTACTGTCTAGACCAAGAATATACAAGCTAATTGCTAAAGGATCACGTTGTCCTGGATCTTGATTCATATAGTTTCTGAAAGTAGCATCATCTTTAGTAAGATATGCTTTAGCAATTTCACCATATTGAGAAGGCATAGAAAGTGTTCTTGCCAAATAATCTTCTTGAGTAACTGCACGAAGTTGAGATGGGAATTGAGAAGCGATATTTAATCTAAGTTGTTCAACAGAATCACCGTCTCCTCCTCCTGCTGCAGGTTCTGGATTGTTTACAACTATCGTATTCTGATAAGTTGTATTTCCTGATACTGTGTATGATACTAGTTCAGTTAGTTGGTTAGTTAGTACATTTGCAGAAGCACCACCACCTACAAGGTATTGAAATGTTATTGATGTATTCTTAGGAGCAAGACCGTAAGTTTCAGTAGTTACAAAGTTGGTTGGGTCAAACGAGCTTGATAAAGTGCTTAAACCACCACCAGTTAAACCAACACTAACTGCATTTGGATTAGGTATAACAGCTGTGTCTGCCACAGAATTAATACCTGAACCAAACTCTATGTCTAATGATCCATCAACACGGAATCTAGAAACATAACGTCTAGGAACTTGTAACTTTTGAATCATGTAAGGTACCTGATTCTGATATTGATATAAGCTAGGGTAATTAGCGGCCGTATTTTGAACAGGCTTTAATATATAGTCTTGCGCTAGATATGGCACTTCATACCAAGTATTACCATTAGAGTCTTTAGCATCGAGAATTGTTATGATAGAGTTGTCTTGTAAATTGACGGTAGTAAAACGTTGAGCAGCACCGAAGCTAAAGGTTTGAGTTTTAACTTGACCAGATATTGCTTGAACAGACTTCTTTAATAGATACGATGTAGGTACATTTGAACCATTTACTGTATAAACCTCAACTGTAGTTGGGTCTAATGATGAAGAAGTTCTAAAATCAATCTTTTGTGGAGCATAAAATAATACAGAGCTATTTACATTCGACTTAACCTGCATGCCTTGTTCAATAGTCATAGCATATGTAAAGTCTGGTAATGTATTACTTCCTGAAGTGATAGACGGAACTTGTTGGTAAACGTCTAACATAACTGTAGCAGCAGAAGTAACTTTTGGTCTATAGCCTAACATATAGGCCATGCTATACAAGTTTCCTTTTTGCTTAGAGTATTGTAAGAAAGTTTCTTGTATCTGATTGTCTAGATAGAAAGAAAGCACGTCTCCTACGTAAGAAGCCATTTCAATAAACATACTACCAGGTGATGCCTGAGTAAAGTCATTATAGACTGTAGGGTAATAGGCTTTAGCATACTCAATTAGATCCGATCTAAATGAGGTAAAGTCTTTGTTAAGATATTTTATATCTACTTGATTCAACATTTTTATACGTTTTGAATTGTCATCGTAACTGAATCATTTTCGTTTGATCTTAATAGCCTATAACTAAATTTTATGCTTATTGAGTTGTAGTCCGGGTTTCCAATTATATCAAGAGTCACTATCTGAACATTTGGGAAGTTAGCTTCTACTTGTGTTCTGATAGAATCCTTAAGATCTTCAAAAGTAACCTGATCTATTGGCTCAAATAATCTGGCCCTAAGGCCAGCACCAAAAGTTGGGTTAAATGGTCTTTCTCTTGGGTCTGTCAACAAGAAGTTGATCAGATTATATTTAGTCTGGTCTTTAGTGGTATAAACTGTAGAAAATACGTTTTCAGCAGAAAAAGGGATTTTAACACCAACTCCGGTTGATGGTCTTAAATCTACTACTGATATTTTCTTTAGTCCGTATGCCATTAGATCTGACCTTGTTGTTTTAATTTACCCATTAGAGCAGAGAAGTCTGGAACCTCATTGATCTGAACAGCATTTATGTTTGAGCTAGGTTTAGCTGATCCTAACATTCCTTCAACACTTCCTACTTTAACTTGGTTAGGTTGGAAGGCTAAAGCAGGATGGACATCTGCCGACGTCATAGAAAAGTCTTCTTGGAGCATAGACTTTGCAGTATCATTCAAAAAGGCTGCCATAGGGTTTGATGTATCAAATTTGATCTGAGGTCTAGAAGCCTGGGTGTTTAAAGTACCAGGGATCTTAGCCTTAACCTGTTCTTGTAAGCTCTTCTGAGCAGATTTTACCGCAGGAGCCTGTACTTCTTTGAGAAGTTTAGGTAGTTCTTCTCTTAGAACAGCTCTGAGTTCTTCACGGATAAGCTTCTTTAGTGCATCAATTTGTGCCATATCTTATAAATATTTTGTGTAAATATATTTGGTTTTAACCTTGTCTTAGTTGTTGGATCTTTTTTTCAGCCTCTTTAATCTTTTGAGTCCTATCTCGTATGATAGCAAGACCAACAAAACCTTGAGTAGTAGCTACGGTTATCTCTCGTTTCCATCCAGCTATTTTATCTTCTAAGTCTTTTATTTCTAGTTGGTTTATCTGCTTCTGTTGCTGACCTTGTATACCGGATGTATATTTGCCTTGCGGGTCCGTTCCTTTTAGGTCTGTTCCTAACTTTCTAGCATTTTCGATCATTTTTCTTCTAATTCTTCTTCTCATAGCCCTTCCACCAGGAAGATTATTTATAAAATCATTAATTCCTAATTCGTCAGTTTTAGTATCATAAGATTGTATTTCTGCAAGGTCTATAGATACATTGTCTAAACTTACATCGTCTATTCCTAAAAACTTAGAAACATCAGAAACTAAAACTTGATTTTCTGGAGACAATGAAGATAGTCCAACATTAACGAGCCCTTTAGATACCAATAATACTTTTACTTCATTAATTATGATTAAGTCAAGTGATGCAAATGTAGGTGTAGATTGAACAACAACATATTGGTTAGCATCTTTTGCTATACCATATCTTCTTTTTAAATTGATCCCTTCATCAACTACTTCTTCAGTTACAATAGATATGGTGTAATTTCCAAAACGGCTTTGAGATTCTTGTTGTTGGTTATTATATCTATCAAGAAACTCTTGTAACTTATCTGCAGTTTTTGTAAGATTATTTATTGTATCTTTAATTTCATTTATCAGACCGACCTCTTTGGTTTGACAAGATTCAAGATTCAGTAAAATAATTCTAAGTTTTCCTATTATATTTTGAATCGCAGCAACTATACTAGTAGCTAATATTGCTATAAGATTAATAACAGCAGATATTTGTTCTAATCTTAGAATGAGCTTTTTTATAAATTCATTAATATTATTAAGAGCTCTTGTTATCCCTTGTGATGCGCCTTCTGGAAGAGGCCAGATAGGTAAAGCTAAAAAGAATGCTATTAGTATATTAAATAT